GACGAGCCGTGGACGCCGGCACAGGCCGCGACCTGGGACTGCTACGGGTACCAGTTCTCTACCATCGAATACCCGTTCCTGCAGAGCATGAACTGCCGCGCGCGCTTGCAGGACAAGTCGGAGCGCCGCGGGATGTACCTCTTTACCTTGGCGCCGGTCGGGGATGCCTTCAGCGCAGCCCCAGAGCAGAGCAAGGAGTTCTATTTCCTGCAGCTCGAGAACGGCCGGTACACGGCGCAGCCGACGAACCATGTGCTCATCGAGGATCGCTCTTTCACGGCTGCGCTGGAGTGGCCGAAGTTCTTGCGCCGGCAGAATGAGTGGCACAGCGCGGAGGACCAGGAGTGAGCCTGCAGGATCGCGGCCTGCGCCCTATCGCAGAGCTCGCCGCCGACCGCCCGCACGGACATCGGCTGCGGTACCTCGGCGGGTGCAAGTGCTTTTACTGCCGGCGCGCGAACAGCGACTACGAGCGCGAGCGCCAGGCGGCCCGGGCCGCGGGCGACTGGAACGGCATCGTCGACGCTGCTTCGGCGCGGCGTCACATCCTCGCGCTCTCCCGAATGGGCGTCGGTCGCCGGATGGTGGCCGCGGCCTCGGACGTTGCAGAGTCGGTCATCGCCGACATCCGCACCAAGCGAAAGCTGCGCATCCGAGCGCGAACCGAGCGCCGGATCTTGGCGGTGACGCCTGCCTATCGCGGCGATGCCGCGCTGGTCCCGGCCAAGCGCACTTGGGAGCGGATCGAGTGGCTGCTCGATGAGGGCTTCACGAAGTCACGCATCGCGCTCGAGCTCGGCAGGAAGACGCGGGCGCTGCAGCTGAATCGGGAATGGGTGACGGCGCGGAACGCCGCTGCCGTCGAGGCGTTAGTGAGGAGGTACCAGGCATGACCATCGAACTCGACGACTGGGACCGCGACTGGCTCGCGCGCGCGCACTCGGAGTCAGAGTACCGGGCGAAGTGCAAGGAGTTGTTCGAGCGGTGCGCGGCGTACGCCGCCGAGCTCAAGCTGGTGCGCGGGCAGCGTGCCGGCTGCGGCTACCCCGACTGCCTGACCGACAACCGCTGCGCCCGGATGTGGGCGGGCGAGTGCTCTGGGCCGAAGGAGGTGAAGCCGTGACCGACAAACAGGCAGAGATGTGGGCGGCGCTGGAGGCGCACAAGCCTGCGCCGGAATATGCGGAGGCGTGGCAGGCGATGTGCCGGGAGCGGACGCGGGATGCAATGCGAGTGGTTTACTGTGTAGCGTTAAAGGGGTCGGCGGCGTGGGCGGCGGCAATAGCGGCGGCGGAGGTGGCGTGGGCGACTGAGCACTACGCGCAGGAAGCCATCGACGCGATCAAGGAGGTGAAGCCGTGAGCGTGAAACCTGACGCACTTGGGTACGCAGTCGGCTTGGACGCACGGGGATTTGCGGCAGAAGCCGCCGAACTGCGCCGCCTTCATGCGGTGAACGCGGAACTGTTGAAGGTGTTGAAGGCGATTTTGGCGGCCCAAGGCGAGTTTGAGGAGTGGGAGGCACAACAAGCCGCCCGCGCCGCCATCGACGCGATCAAGGAGGTGAAGCCGTGAGCGACATGACGGACGACTTGGATATCTACGACGAATGGGACGCAGACGACCCCAACCCTTTCAAAACGGTTAGGAAACGGGAGTGGCTTACCAAAGATGCGTATTACCCGAAAGCCAATCCAAAAGCACGGGGCGCGGTTCGCATCTGCGACATGACCGACAAGCACCTGTTCAACGCGTTCAATCTGACCAAAGACGAGACGCTGTTTCAGGAGATGGTGTGGCGACTGTTTGAGCAGCGCATCAAGGAGGTGAAGCCGTGAGCGACAACATCATTTGGCTGTTCGCAATGCTTGTTGCATACCTTGTTGGGTTTGCTTGCGGATTCGCTGCGGCACGATCTAGGAGGAACATGCCATGACAGACAACATCACCCTGCGCCGCGCCGCCGAGCAAGCGCGAAGTGCGCTTAGCGGTTGGGCGAATCACGGGCTGTGGGCATGGCCAGAATCCGCACTTCAAACCTGCAAGCAGAACACGGAGGAAGCCCTCGTAGCCCTCGACGCCGCGCTTGCGGAGCCGGAGCAGAATGTTCTGCGCCGCGACGCGGAGCGGTATCGGTGGCTGCGCGGCGAGGTTCAAGGGCCGCATACGCCGTTGGCGCAGGTCGTTTGGAAGCGTAACAACATCCGCGAGTCTGGCGATTGGACAAACCTTTCGGACGGGCAAGCGCTTGATGAGGCTATTGACGCCGCCCTCGACGCTGCGCTTGCGGAGCCGCCCGCCAAGCGGGAGCCTGCGACGATGCAGCAGATTGTTGCAACGCACCGCACCACATACGGTGCGCCGCGGCTTGACGAGTTTGACCGCGCATGGAAAGCCGCCGAGCGGTTCCACGGGATTAGGGGGAGCAAGACATGATTGAAACTATCGTCATCGTCGGCATCTACATTTTTGGGGGCGGTGCTTTAATTTTCGCCGTCGTCGCTATCATCGTCGAACTGATAGCGCGTTGGCGTGAGCGGCAGGCCATCCGTGCGAGGGGGAGCAAGTGAGCCTCGCCTTGCTCATTGAAATCCGCGACGCACTGCGCCGCACAGACCCCGCCTGGTGCGCACTACACGGGCAGGAACAGATCAGCGACGAGGAGCTCGAGGAGCTCATCGGTCGAGTCGAGGATGCCGTGGAGGATGGTGATGGAAAAGCCGCCTGACTTCGACGCCTTCTTCCGGCTACTGCGCGATGCCGTCATCGCCTGCGTCCTGATTCTGCTGTTTTGTGCTTTGCTCTTGGAGGTGATGTCGTGACAGAGTTTTTGCTTAACATCGCGCTCGGGGTGTACGCCATCATCGGCGTGTTTATCCTAGGCGTCATTCTGGCGTTAGTCTTCTCGGATCGTCTATGAGCGACCCCATCAACCCGGCACACTACAGGGCCGGCGAGATCGAGTGCATCGACGCCATCGAGGCGCAGCTCTCGCCGACGGAGTTTCGCGGGTACCTGCGCGGCCAGGTGGCGAAGTACAACTGGCGACTGGGGCTGAAGGATTCCGTGGAGCAGGACGCCAAGAAGATGCTTTGGTACGCCTCGATGCTCGCTGGCGTGGACCCGAGGGAGCGTTAGCCTAGGCCGCGCGGCGGTCAGCCGAACTTGCGGCGCAGGTAGTCCATCGAGAGCGGCATCAGGTCGTAGTTTCCGCTGCGCACCTCGTTGAGCACGACGATGCCGGACCACTCCGACCGCTGCACGTCGTCCGGGCGGTAGCCCTCGTGGTCGATGTAGAAGCGCCCGCAGACCAGTCCGTGCTTCACATGGTCGGGGTACTGTTTGCTGCCGTACAAAAAGCCCTGCTGGTGCCCCTGCACGAAACTCGACCCGATATGCCCGAGGCGGTTCGTGATTGTGCCGCCAATGGGTCGACCCGAGAACGGGTTAGGGAAATAGTGGGAATACTTGATCCCATCAATTTCGACGATCTCGAGGAACTTCGGGCGCTCCCAGTCGAGCGTCTGACAATTGTGCGAGCCGATGGTGCCCTGCCACTTCGGCTCGCGCTTTGCTACACGGTCGGCGCGGGCCTCGTGGTTGCCGGGCACGAACACCTTACGCGGCGTCCAGTACTTGCGCTTGCCCCGGATGCGCCGGTCAATCTCGGCCTGCATGGGCGCGCACAGGCGCCGGAATGCCTCGTTGCCGGCCTCGACATCCTCCTGGTACCGGGTGCCCTCAAGCTCCTCGGAGCCGGGCTCGTTGTGCGAGTTGAGCGACGGGAAGTCCCACCAGTCTCCAATGCAGACGATGACATCCGGCTGGTACTCGACGATTGCTCGCGCCGCCCAGTCAACATGCTCTGTGTTGGCGCCCGGCCTAATCTGGGCGTCGGGGATGATTAGGTGCCGCCTGGGGGTCATTTTTTAGTCGTGCAAAATGTACTGCTGGACTGGTGCAACAAGGACGCCAGGTTGTCCACGAAAATTTCGTCGTGATTTAGCGGGTGGTTCATCTCGCACAGCAGGGCGTGCGCCCACTCGTGGCAGAAGGCTTGCTGGAGCTCGGTGTCGCCCAGATCGCCGCGCAGGTCGATGCGGTGACGGGTCGGGTCGTACATCCCGACGGTATCCATCGAGTGCGGCCACCGGGTGCGCGGGATGATCCGCACCGTGACCTCGTGGCCGTGCAGCTGGAACCGACGCGGGATCTGCAGCCGGGCGTGGCGGTCA